CGCGCGAACTGCTCCGCCTCGACACCGAACGACCCGCCGACCTCATCGTAGATCCACACCGTGGCCGGGCCATCGTCGTCGGCCTGGTTGGTAATCGCGTACCACGGCAGCCGGACGCTGGCCAACTCGGCGACGCCCAGACCCTCGCGCTGCGCACGGGCGATGATCCGCGCCGCGGTCCGGTCCTTGAGTCCCTGCAGCCGGCGTACATGGATGCTGCTCTCGGTCACGTCGTCACATCCTCCAGTCGCGGCGGCCACGGACCGGGCACCGCCGACAGCGGCGACACCTGCTCCCAGCCCGCTAGCTTTTCCCGCGCCTCAGTGGTCTCGGGCGGCGTCCGCGGCACCCCGAACAGGCGCACGAACTCGGCCTCCTGCTCGGTGGTCAGCGGCGGCCGGTTATCCAGCTCACGCGCCTCCGTGACCGTCATCCGGCGGTGCTTGATCGCCTCGTCCATCATCTGGGCCCGCTTCTCCGGGTCCATCCGCAACAACGCGTCCGTGTTCAGCTTGACGAACCTCGGCGTCGACAGGAGCTTGGTGAGGTTCTTCTCCCGCCTGGCCACCGCCGGACCGAGATGCAGGATCAGGAAATCCAGGTGGCGCGACGTGATGTTCTCGTACCGGACGCTGCCGCCAGCACTGACCGCGGCCTCGATCATGTCCGCCGGCACGCCCAAGAAGCGGGAGATGTCCGCCAGGCCGTACTTACGGCCCTCCAACCACTCCATGCCCATCTGCTGGCTCTGCAGCGGGTTGTACTCCCAATCCCGGCCCGTCACCAGCAGGTCGCCGTTCGCCAGCAGCTGCTGGTACCGCTGCTTCACCGCGTCCGACTCGGTAGAGCTCAACGTCTTCGCCGTGTTCTTCGCGTGCGCCTTCGGCACACCGCCGCCGCCGAACCAGTCCAACGCGAACTGCTGCGCGCTCAGGTACTCGCTGACCGACCAGGCCGCGTAGGCGATCGGGCTCAACCCCACCGGCAGGCCGGCCACCACATACTGCCGCTCATGCCACACCTGCTCGGGGGTGTACTCGACACCCTTGACCCGGTAGCGCAACTCACCCGACTCGCGCAGCTCACGCACCGACCAGTCGCCCAAGCTCTGCAGGTCAATCCGCGACGGCTTGCCGTTGCCGTCCCGGTCGGTGACCAGACCGAGCACGTTGCCGCCCCGGTCCAGGTCCACCTGGGAGGCGTACATCCAGTCCTGGTAGTCCCACCGTTCGCCACCCGGCGTGACCAGCACCGGCGGGCGCGGCACCTCGACCGGCCGCGTGCCCTGTATCCGGCGCATCACGTCGCACGGGAAGGTGGACATCAGGTCGGCGCGGATGCGCAGGCACGCCCACACCGCGCTGTGCCGCATCGCCGAGTCGGAGGTTACCGACACCACACCGCGGCTGCCGGTGCTGCCCGGGCGCGGCGGGATGTCCCCGTCGAACAGCGGCGGGCCGCTCACCGTCGAGACGCGCCGGTGGCGGCTGAACAGGCTCACAACACTGGGCCAATCCTGCGGGCGTCACCCGGCGGAGTGTTCTCTCTCAGCCGGTAGCTACCGAACGGAACGGACTCGTCCACCACCACCGACAGTCCGGTGAGCATCCCCAGGTCGGGCTCCCATGGCATCCTGCGCGGTGACGCCGTAGTGTCCCGGCAGAACGCGAACGTGTCACTGCTCATGCGCAGGTGACAGCCCTCGAACTCGCCGGTCCGCGCATGCTGCCTGAGCACGTCACGCAGCGGCAACTCAGAGAGAACATCCAGGATCTCAGCAAAGTCCATGCTCATCGGCGAGCACCCCACCACTCCGCCAGTTGCACCCCGCCGAGCAGCACACCGCCGCCGAGCGCCAGGCCCCACCAACCGACCCACGCCGCGACGCCCGCGCCGGCACCGGCCGCCACCGCTAGCAGCCCGAGGGTGTCCAGCGCGTCAGTCAGATAGTCACGCACCGGACACCCCCCTTCGGAGTAAGCTCGCGTCAATAGCAGCTGCTGCCGGGGGATGACCTCGGATCAGATGCCGGTCTTCCGCCACGGGCCGTTTACGGGAGTCCCCTCGGGGATGGAGCGGACTGGGGGGCACCTCAGCGGATGCCCCGGGTGGGCGCTCGAAACATGGGCGCCCACCGTTTTAATAGAAGCTCTCCAGCACGTTGTAATCGGACTCGCTGACCAGCTCGCCCCACGCGCCATGCAGCCACCGGGCCACCGTCAACGACACGATCGGGCCGATCTGCCCACCAGACACCCGCGGCGACCACGCCACCGTGTCGTGGCCCTGCCGCACCTGACCAACCTTCGCCGAGTCGTCCAACGGCCGCGACGGACGCACCCGCAGCGACACCTGCTTCACCGCGTCGATCATCTGGCCGCACGCCGCTGCCATCGTCGTCGGCGTCATCACCGCCACGTCACCCCGCGCCGGCTCCTCCGGATCCTCCGGCACGCTCAGGCCGACATCCGCCAGATCCTCACGCAAGCTCTCGTACGTGCCCCGGCCCATCGCGAACCCGATCGGACGCAGCGCATCCCGAAGCTCCGCCAGCCGGTCCGGCAGCCAGTCCACACCCGGGCGGTAGTCCACCAGGTGGCCGTGACCCAGGCCGTCGGCCCGCAGCCCGTACACCGACACCGAGCCGAACTCCCGCAGCGGGTCCACATCCGCGCCGACCGCCACATCGCCCACCCGGGCCGAAGCCGGGTCCTGCAGCGCCTTCCACTGCGGGGCCGCGATGACCCCCTGGACCATCCGCGACTGCCTGATGTTGCCGTACGCCCGGGCGAACTCCGGCGCCTCCATCTCGTTGCGCTCCGAGCGGATCGCGGCCATCGTCACCGTGTGCCGCCACCGCTGCCCGACCGGCGCGCACCGGCACGGCGGCGAGGGGCACAACGCCGGCATGAACTCGAGATAGCTGGCGTCGTCGGCCGGGTCCCACCCGTCCGGGGCGCTCCACTCAAAGTAGGCCACGCCGGAGCCGACATCGGCTATCGTCGCGGCCCGGCCGGTCTCCACCTTCCGGTTCAGCACGACCGACTCATCCGTGCCGGCTGTCGAGCACACCAGGATCTGCGCGTCCGGCACCGTGATCATCGCCGGGCGCAGGCCCTGCTCACGCCGCTCATCCGCGTCATGCCAGATCTCGTCCAGCGTCGCCTGGTGGATGGTCTTGGAGTGGCCGGCGGAGGTCGAAGTCGACAGCAGCCGGATCAACGAGCCGGTCCGCCACCGGATCGACTCGTTGCCCATCCCCTCGTTGATCTCCAGCCGGGAACCGCGACGGGACACCAGGCGCACGATCGCCGAGTTGCGGATCAACGGGAAAAGCTCGTCCAACCACTTGTCCCGCGCGTCCTTACCCGACTGGGCGGTGAACACCGACCGCTGCGGATGCGACCAGCGACGGGCGTTGCAACGGTGAATCTGCCACGACAAGAACAAGGTGGTTTTGCCCTGCTGTCGAGGTACTGTCACCCGCACCTCGCGGTAGGCCGGCAGGCCGGTCGACTCGTCGATCTCCCCGCCCACGTCGGCCACCAGGGACTGCCACGGCATGAACGGCTGGCCAAGGTGCTCGGCGGTCGCCGCGATCTCCGGGCCGAACGTCTCCCGCTCAGGCCGGCGGCGTGTCGCGTACCGGGGCGGACAGCTTATCGATGAGCTGACCGGCTCCACCATCGTCGTGGTCACCCGTCAGCTCCTTAATCAGCTCCCGGTACTCACGCCAGAGCTGCGAACGGGCCGGGTCGTCATCCAGAGCTGCGGCGATGCTCCGGACCGCCTGGACCCGGGCCGCGTCGACCCGATCCAGCCGCCCGGTCGACCACAGCATGGCGAGAGTCGCCTCGATGGCGTCCGCGTTCGATATGGGACGGTCGGCGCGCTTAGCCGCCACGTGATCACCTCACCCGAACAGCAGAAGTTGAACTCCGCCGCGCCTACCGCGCTTGACGTTGCAAGCCAGGTGAGCCAGCGCGAGGTTCACCGGATCGTTGGAGCCACCATCGCTTACGGGGACCAGATGATCGCGACTGGGCGACCGTGGATGCGGCCATTGCAATCTGTGGCTGACCCGATGGCGGCAGATGTGACAGCGCCAACCGTCCCGATCCGCTAGTTCGTTGATCGACATAAGCACGGTACCGCCCGCGCGCCGCTTAAGGTTCCGGCGCTGATAGCGGACTCTCTTGCGGGCGAGGCTGCATCGCACGCATAGCGGACCGACGCGGGTCATCCGTTCGGCGTCTGCGCCGCAGTCAGTGCACGGGCTGGACTGGCCGGGCGTTATGCCGTACATGCGCGCGGCGAACGCGAGCCGCCAGCAGCGGTCGGAGCAGCTCTGGCGGTGCACGGGAGCGCGACCGCTCCTGTAATACACCACTGCATCGAACGTTTTGCCGCAGTAGGAACACGCGCGTTGAGTGGCCACCGGAGTGCTGGCCTTGTTGGGGAAGGCGCCGGGATTGGCGCGGCGGCAGGCCCGACAGACTCGCCGTCCAGGCGGTAGCGAACTCCTCCCGCCGTAGAGCATCTGACCACATCCGCCAGCGCAGGCGGTGTCGCGCTTCCTAGCCATGAAATTCTCCCGGGATATGCGGAAGCCCCATGCCGGGAGACACGGGGCTTCCTAACCGTCGTGATCAGCGACGGTTGACTTCATGATCATGGCAATCCACGATCCAGTACAAAAAAGTTCCGCAG